ACCTCTTTGTTTTGAAACCTAACTACATATTTGTGATAGTTATGATTTAATTCTGGTGGATTAGGTTGAACGGTCACATATTCTTGTAATTGTTCATCATAGTATTTGGCCAATTCTTGTCTTTTACTAATATAATATTTTAATTTATTTAATCTAAAATTAATTACTTCAGCATTAAACAATAACATTTTAGAATTATATCCTAATTGTTTGCCTTCACCGTGTTTTCTTAATCTCTTAAATATATCAGTATCACCATCTGTTAAGATAGCACCACCTCCAGCAATACCTGATACAACCTTATTTGCATTGAAACTTAATGTAGATAAATCGCCTATTGTTCCAGCCTTAATACTATTATAACTGGAACCTAGAGATTGGCAAGCGTCTTCAATAAAATGTATCTTTTTTGCTTGACAAAATTCTTGAATCTTGCTAGTATCTGACATATTGCCGAATAGATGTGGATATATGATTGCTTTTGTTTTGTCTGTACACATATCTTCAATACTTTCTATTGACATATGATAAGATAGTATATTAATATCACAGAATATAGGTGTAGCGCCGGTCATTGATATGACACTAGCAGTTGAAATCCAAGAAAAGTTGGTTGTTAATACCTCATCACCTTTACCAATACCTAAACTTAATAGTGAAAAGAATAAAGCGTCTGTACCACTATTACAAACAACAGCCTTTCTACCAAACATATTAGATAAGTTATCTTCAAGAAACTCTATATTAGACTCTTGATTTTTTCTCATAGACTTATCAAATAGTTCTTGATATTCTTTTGTAAAGATTTCGTATTCTTTATCCCAACCGTGCATATATTTCCTCCGCTATCACTTGGTGACCCTTAGCATTAGGGTGCCAATCTTTTTCTGAAATATAATCTTCAGGATGTTTCATAAAATCTTGCATACAAAAACCACCCAATTCTTTACCAGGAAAACCAATAAAGTTATCGTCAATTAAATTAAATAAAGGATTTTTTTGCATATGTAGATAGTGTCCTTGTCTTGATAATAACTTGCCTCTTGCGTGTGGCCAAACTTCATTAGAACCAGCCCAAGTTGCAGTTTCATAAGAGTTTATAATTTGCATTTGTTTATATTTTAATCCTAGTGATTTACATAATTGCTGAAAACTATACTGATACATCAAACTTCTACCTATGAAATAATTATTATCGCCTTTTTCGTCCCAAATATCATTTTGCCAATGGTCTTTGCCACGATAACAATAATCTCTACGACTTGCTCTTGACCAACCTGCTATTACTAAACCTATATTTTCTTTATTAATATTATTTACAATACTAGTATAAATGTATTCTTGTCCGGCTCCTGATTGGCCAACATTAATACAATCCATACCTAATTTATCTGCTAGTATTTCAGGCCATTTTGGCCAATCACACTTCATATCTGTATGATAATGAGAATTGTAATTGTGTGTAGTATAACTACAACCACTTGCTAATAATATTTTTTTCATTATATACTCTTAATTAAATCTACTAATACTTTTGCGTTCTCTTTGTACATTTCTTTTGTAGGCACCGGCCGTTTCATATAAACAGGACCGCCATCTTTTATATTTTTATCTCTCAAATATTCTATATTTTTACCCAACCATTTACATTCTTGTATAAGTCTTGGCGCTGGGTCATAATAGTTCTTTGTATAAACATAAGTGTTAAAAAGACCTAATAAGTTATGAACAGGCGCAATTATATTATTGTAATCCATTATAGTATAATCCTCGTCATATGTCAATATTCCGTGTGATTTAAAACAATTAGGACACTCTTTTATCCATCTATCTACCTCTTTATAATACACGTTATTTGTGCCTAAAAATAGATACTCAAATTGTACGTCATTTTTTACTGGTTTATACTCTTCAAAATTAATCATTTTTTCATATTGAGCACCAACACCATTGGGGTAAACGTCCCAATCGCATAAGTCATAGACTTCTTTTGGATTGTAATGTTCTAAAGCTAATGGATATTCTTTGACGTGATTTTCAGAATAAACAGATATAAGTTTGCAACCAAATAGTAGATGTAGAGTTAACATTTGGTCGTTTGTATAATCTTTTCTATTGATATATGATAGTGTCAACATACTTCTACCCATAATCAAAGTAATTTCTTCCATAGTTGGAGAATATGAGTTAAAGACCACATTTTCATAGGTCTTATATTTCTCATTTATTGAGTCTATATAATTTTGTATTGTAAAGTTGTGATGTGTGATAATTACCACTTGGCTTTTAATGCCAATAGAATTTAAATAACAACAATGCTCATAACTATAACAAAGCAATCCATCACCAGGCTTACTGGTACATACTATATTAATCATTCCACTATTTATATAAATATCCGTATGGTTATAAATGAAGTGAAAAAGCTATTTGATGGTACAGACGATAAACAGGATAATTTTGGTTGGCAAGAGTTTACATTAGAAGAATTAAACTTACCACCAGCAAAAGACATATTAGAAGCTGTAAAAAAGATAGAATCTAAAGTCGGTTTATCTCCTTGGAAAACAAAAGATTTCACATACGAAAAATATAAAGGTTTTGGATTAACATATAATCCTAACTTTATAGACAAAGAACAGAGTAGATATGGTCAAGTATGGGGGTCGCCTTTAACAACACAATATTTTGGATTAGAAAAAGGCGCAGGTGAACACAAACAACTAAAGGACACTTATCACGATACGTTTGGTTTTTGTAAGATAGATGAAGTAATAAAAGAACATCTTGGTTTCTTTTTAGAAAAATTTAATTTTCCGATGGCGAGAAGTCGGGTTGCCTATATTTTTGGATATGGTGAAGAACCAAACAATAGAGGCTGGCACGTAGATGAACCAACCTGTCAATTGTTAAGAATTAACATACCATTACAAACAAGTGATGAATATGTTATAGAGTGGTCAGACAAGACGTATAAATTGGAAATTGGAAAAGTTTATCTTTGGAATACAAGAAAACCACACCGGGCTACCATTGTCAAGAAAGTTGAAAACGAACAACCTAGAATTAATTTGGTTATAGGAATTACTCCTTGGTTGGACTTGAATCACAACACCTGTGAGTATACCAGAAATAAATTATTTGGCAAGCCTGTAAATGAGATAGTATCGGAAAAACTATTTGTAAAAGGAGTATAAATAAACATATGAGCATTATAAACAGAGTAAAACAAACTAGACCTAATATAGCAGTAGGATTCTTTACGCCAGGTGCTGAAGTAATTACTAGACTAGATGAATTAGTAGCGGCTGGAGAAATTGAAAGTTATAATTTAAATGAAGAGTCAGCTGATGGTTTGAAAAAAACTATGACATTTACATTTAAAGATACTAATGCCCTTGATAACTTTTTAAATGAAGATGTATCAATAGATAGTAGAGCAGGCAGAAATACATATTGTGGTCTTAACAATATTATATTAGAAACCGAAGAGTAAAAAATGGCCATCATAATTATGCTGGTACTAGGCTTTATATGGTATCAATTGATTGCTATATTTGGTTTATCTATCGGTCTTCACAGACGTTTCGCACATAATCAATTTCAAACAAGTAAAACATTTGAAGTCATTTCATTGTTTTTATCTATGCTGGCTTTCTCTAGGTCGCCAGTAGGTTGGATTGGTGCTCACAGAATACATCATAAATTTTCAGATACAGAAAAAGACCCTCACTCTCCAACTCACAAAGGTTTCTGGAACGTTCTTTTAAATAATTGGAAAGTTGAAAAAATAGATAGAGGGTTCGTTAAAGATTTATATAGAAATCCTAGAATAATGTTTTTTCATAAACATTGGTTAAAATTGCATATTGCCACGGCAGTTGCTACATCACTAATTAGTTTTCAAGTATTTTTTATATTTGTATTATCACCTTTAGTATTAGGCTTTATTAGTTATGGTTTGTTCAATGCATTAGGTCATAAAGATGAAAAACCGGTAACAAATTATTTTATTAACTTGTTATCTGCTGGTGAAGGACACCATAATATTCATCATAAAAATCCTAATAAAATTAGATTAAGTGAATATGATATATCAGGTTGGATAATAGAAAGATGTTTAAAATAATTGAAGGCACACCACCTCAATGGTTGTTAGATAATATAGCACAAAGCAAAGATAAATTAAAAGCTAATTACACATTGAAACAATTAAAGTTAAATCAAATGATTTGCTTTTGTTTATTGTATGATGACGGCCAGTTAGTAGGTTTTAGTGGATTACAAAAGTGGAAAGATGGTACTGCTAGAGTAAATAGTAGATGTTATATTACACCAGAGTATAGACAATATAAAATAAGAGGTGAAAGAGTAAGATATCCTTGGAAATACTTAGCACCTTATCAAATAGAAATTGCAGATAAATTAGGTTATAAGAAATTATTTTGGTCAACAGAATTATATAAAAGAACAGGAAAAACTATGGCTTTAACTATTCAATATGCGACACAATTTTTACCTGATGGTTGGCAATATAATCAATTAGAAGGACATAGAGACGTTAACGGAGTTCAACAAGAAGTATGCGAGATATTGAAATCATAGATAACATAGAAAGTTTAGATGACGCTAAACAATATATGAGTAAGTATGGCAAAGTAAAAGATATGATTGATTTGCCGGAAATAACTTCTAAAGAAACTACTGATATACCTAATCAGTTATGGCACCAAGATGGATTACAAACTGAAAATCAACCAAACTATCAAGCATTGTGGTGTAAGATGGCGTCTGATAAATGTCCTACTACTCAATACATTTCTTCCAGAATATCAGATGAATTAGGTAAAAAATATGAAAGTCTTAAATGTACTTTCAATTTTAAAAAACCTATTGATGAGGGTAGATTTTATAAGTTTGATTCTAAACTAGACCAAAGATTATATTTAAGAAGAATATACAAAGGTGAAAAAGAAATTGTTGGTAAAGATGAACAAGGGTATTTCACACGTTGGAATGAAATGGCTAATCTTGATGAAAATGTATATAAAGAATTACAAAATGCTGTCTTATCAAATGAGATACAAGAAGTTCAATGGAAAACAAATAGATTAGTAATTGCAAATAACTTTACACTATTACATAGACGAACACCATTTAAATATGAAACAGGCGAAAGAATAATTTTTAGAGCTTATGTAGAGTGACATTAGAGTAGTCAAAAGCTATTCTATGTAGTATTCTTTTTTCCATTTCTTCAAAAGACCATCTTTTGTGAATACTTAACCATTGTTCACTTAACACTATATCACCATCTTGCCAATCGTGGTCATATCTAAACTCATCTTTTAGTATATGATTTTTTAAAGTATCAAATAACTCATCATCTAAACCACCAAAAACTTGTAAATAAGGAAAGTATAATCCTTTTTTACCAGCGTCATTAGTGTGTACTAAATTAAATGGTCTATCTTTATGATGATGTTCTTTAAAAAACTTACTATTACTATAAGAGCCTTTTTTATAACCTAAAGTAATTTTTATATCTTTAATTTTTTCTTTTATATCGTCACTTAAAGCATTGTAAGATTTTATATTATTAATCCAACTAGTTCTACTGCCTTTAGTACCCTCAACACCATATAACCATATTAAAGGTTTACGTTCATAATTACTGGCCTGGTTGGCGTGCCAATCCAATGCTGATGTGTGACCAAAAAGTCCTTCTTCACCTCTTTCATTTTTCTTACCGGTGACTCTTAATATTCCATTGTAAACAGATAAGTCTTTACCTCTATCTGTATCGGTATCTTGAAACTTACCGATTTTACTACAAAAATCTACTTGTTGTTGTGGTGTTAGATTTTGATTACGTATAACAACAACCATATGTTCTAAAGTAAGATTGGTAATAAGGTGTGCTATTTGTGTTGTTGCTTTTGATATATCAATATCTGATAGTTCAATAGCCCAATTATTTAAATATCGCATTTTCATTATATTTTCTCCAGTATCTACTAGTATTTATCATATAAATAATAGTATAAGAAGGAGAATTGAAATGATTACAATTGATGGTAAAGAATATGACGAGACTAAATTTAGTCCCGATTTACAGAATTGTTTGGTAGTAAGACAAGAAATTCAAGTTAACAAGACTAGACACACACTAGAAATTGAAAAGATTGATGTACTAACTGACTATTACAATAAAAAAATCGTAGAATTACTTAAAAACGAGACAGAGAAAAAATAGATGGCGGCTATAGCTAATTTACAAATAGACCAAGGCGCTTCTTTTACTTCGGATGTGACGGTAAAAGACGCAAATGGTAACCCTTTTAATCTTGCTGGTTATACAGCGAGAGCAAAATTAGCTAAAGGTTATGCCTCAACAAGAACGAGAACAGATTTTACTACTACTATTGCTTCAGACGCAGCTTCAGGAGTAGTGACCTTAACTCTATCTGCCACACAAACCTCAGCCCTTGAAGATACTAGGTATGTTTATGACCTAGAAATTCAAACCGGTGATGTCGTTACCAGAGTAATTGAAGGCGTTATATCAGTTAGACCACAGGTCTCTCTATAATTCTAGCTAGTTTTTGTTATAAATATAGTAAAGAGAGGGAGATTAATGCCTGATATAACAGCTAAAATTAATGTAAATACAAGTGCCGGTCCACAAAAAGTAGCAGTAACCTTACCCTCAGCTCAGGCAGCCGGGAACAGCACTTTACAATTAAAATTATTAGGTGACGTTGATACAACTGAATTAGATGATGGCGCATTATTACAATACAGAGCTTCAGATGGTAAATTTGTAACCAGAACGGAGATAGTAACCACAACCGGAACGCTCTTATTCAATTGTGGTAACTTTTAGGGATAAAATATGGCAACTATAATTCAGATAAAACGTAGTTCAGGTTCTTCATCACCATCAACACTTAAACAAGGTGAAATGGGTCTCACATATGGTGCAGGTACTCAAGCAAATTTAGGTGATAGACTTTTCATAGGAACAGGTTCAGTAGATTCAAATGGTAACGCAACAAGTATTGACGTTATCGGTGGTAAATATTTTTCAGATTTAAATGACCACGCTCACGGCACATTAACTGCCAACTCAACAATCATTGTTGACGCAAACAAAGCAATAGACGAATTGATTGTAGGTAATTCAGCAACTATTGGTGGTCAAATTAAATTAGCAGAGGGTACTAATAACGGTACAAACTTTGTTGCCTTGAAAGCACCGAATAGTACAACAGCTTCAACAACATTTACATTACCTAACGGAGACGGTACAGCAGGTCAGTTTATGAAAACTGATGGTGCTGGTAACCTAGCATTTGAAACAATCTTTTCAAACATAGATTTAGCTGGTGATACAGGTACAGACATATACAATACAAATGAGACTTTGACATTTACAGGTGGTACTGGTATTGATTCAGCAATTACAAACAATCAGGTTACTTTTAATATATCAAATTCTGGTGTTGACACAATTCAAATAGCTGATGACGCAGTTACCAATGCTAAATTATCTACAAATGGTGAAACTATTTTAGGTAATTCTACATTAACATTAGGTTCAACAACAACTGACATTGGTGGTTTAACTTCATTAGTTGTAGATGATATTACAATTAACGGTCAAACATTATCAACAGGTACAGCAAACAAAGATATTAATATCAATCCACACGGTACAGGTACGGTAAAAGTTCCTAGTGGTTACGAAGATAGAAGTGGTTTTGATAGTCAATCATTAGCAAACAAAGCATACGTTGACCAAGTTGCTCAAGGTTTAGATACTAAACCATCTTGTAGAGCAGCTACAACTGCTGACTTATCAGCAACTTACAATAACGGAAGTTCAGGTGTAGGTGCAACATTAACAGCAGGCTCTAACGGTGCAATAACACTTGATGGTGTTTCTCCAGTTGTTGGTGATAGAATATTAGTTAAAAATCAATCAACTGCTTCTGAAAATGGTATTTACTCGGTAACAACGCAAGGTGATGGTTCAACTGCTTTTGTATTAACAAGAGCAACTCCTGAAGACCAACCTAGTGAATTATCAGGTGGTGCTTTCGTATTCGTAGAAGAAGGTACTGCTAACGCAGATAACGGTTATGTATTTACACACACAGGTGCTCCAACTTTTGGTACAACAAGTTTAGATGTAGCACAATTTTCTGGCGCAGGTCAAATTGACGCCGGTGCAGCTTTAAGTAAAACAGGTAATAGACTTGATGTAGAAGTAGATGACTCTTCAATAGAGGTTAATGTTGACCAATTAAGAGTTAAAGCTTTAGGTATTACAGACGCTATGTTAGCAGGTAGTATCTCAACAAGTAAATTAA